CTCCGTTTGTATCTAAAGGTTTAAAGTTTTTAACTTTAGCTGATTGGACTAGATACTATCGTAATGCTGAAAATAATGATGATGCTGATTCACAAAGTTATGGTGAACCAACTTATGTTATTAAATCACCAGACAATAGAAAGTTTGGATTAAGTCCAATACCTGACAAGATTTATAATGTACATTTTTATGCTTTTGCTAGACCAACTGCTTTATCAGCTTTTAGTGATGAAATAGTTTTACCAGACCAGTATAAAAATGTAATTTTAGCCAGAGTAAGATATTACGTTTGGCAGTTTAAAGAAAGTCCACAACAAGCAGCATTTGCTTTAGAGGACTATAAAAAGGGCATGAGACAAATGAAGAGTGTATTAATTAATCCTACACCTAAATACATGACCGATGATAGGACATATTTCTAATGGCTAGAAGTCAACCATATACAGTAGCATGTGCAGGAGGTTTAGTAAACTCTTCAAATGCTATAGACCTATTGAGAACTCCCGGAGTTGCTACGGAGTTAAGAAACTTTGAAGTTTCTATAGAAGGTGGTTACAGAAGAATTAATGGTTATCAAAAGTTTGGTACTACTAATTCAACTCAACCGACTGGTGGTACAACAGATATTTTAGGAGTTATTCCTTATGCTGATGGTGTAGTTGTTTGTGCTGGGACTAATATTTATTTTACTCAAGATGGTATAACCTACTTACAAATAAATAGAAGTTCAGTATCTGGTAGTGGTGATAACTATAGCACCTTTACAGGTCGTAGTGTTTTAGCTAGAACTGGGCAAGGGCAAATAAGTTTTGCTTTATTTGAATCAGCAACTTCAGATTATGGTACATTAATTATAGCTGATGGAGCAAATGAGCCTTATCAGTTTAGAATGGAAGGTACAGGTTCTAACCTAAATAGTAGAACTTACTTTAGTGGTGAAATAACAGTTACTGGAACTAAACATGTTAAACATGTAACTGTCCATGACAAACATTTAATAGCTGCTGGGGTAGAAGATAATTTAAACACTATATTTTTTAGTGGTACTTTAGACCCAACAGATTTTACTAGCACTGGTTCAGGTAGTATTGTTATTGAAGACCAAATAGAAGGTATTAAAAGTTTCCGTAATGAATTATTTATATTTTGTGAAAACTCAATATTTAAACTACAGAATATAAATAATACAAGTACGATTGCAGTAATACCAGTAACTAAAAACGTAGGTTGTTTAAGTGGTTACAGTATTCAAGAAATTGGTGGTGATTTAGTATTTTTAGCACCAGATGGATTAAGAACAGTAGCTGGTACAGCAAGAATTGGTGATGTGGAGTTAGGAACTATAAGTCAAGCTATACAACCAACAATAACAAATTTAGCAAATAATATTAATTCTTTTGTTATTAATAGTATTGTTTTAAGAGAAAAGTCTCAGTATCGTTTATTTTATACTGATACTGGAGCAGCAAATGCAGCTCAACGAGGAATTATAGGTACATTAAGACCAAATGGTTTTGAGTGGTCTGAGACTAGGGGTTTAGAAGTTACCGCTATTGGTTCAGGTTTCGATACTAATGGTATAGAAAAAGTATATCATGGTGACACTAATGGTTTTGTTTATGAACATGATACTGGTAATGATTTTGATGGTTCATCAATTTTAGCAAGATATGAAACACCTAATTATGATTATGGTGATTTAGGAACATTAAAAACTTTACATTATTTTAAAGTTTCAGCAGCCTCAGAAGGTATTGTTGAACCAGATGTACAAGTTAGATTTAATTATGGTGACGTTACTATACCACAACCAGCAGAGTTATTTGATTTAGGAATTATAAATCCTCCTTCAAAATTTGGTGATGCAGTATTTAATACTAACGTATTTGGTGGTGGTGATAATCCATTAATTAGAGCACAACTACAAGGTAGTGGCTCAAGTAACAATTTTACAGTAATAAGTGAAGATACAAAACCACCATACACAATTAATGGTTTTTATGTAGATTATATACCTTCAGGTAGGAGATAATAAATGGCACAGACATATACAAGACAAAGTTCGTTTGCAGATGGCGATACTATAACAGCAGCGTTATTTAATAACGAATATAATCAACTAGTAAATGCTTTTGCATATTCTTCTAGCAGTGCTACATCTACTGGACACAGACACGATGGCTCTGCTGGACAAGGTGGTAATATATTTAAAATTGGTGATTTAGACTTTTTAAACAAAGTAGAAATTGATAGCACTAATAATAGAGTAGGATTTTATGTAGAAGTTTCTTCTGCAGCAGTTGAACAGTTAAGAATACAAGACGGTGCTTTAGTTCCTGTTACAGATAATGATATAGATTTAGGAACAAGCTCTTTAGAATTTAAAGATGCTTTCTTTGATGGCACAGTAACTACCGATGCCTTAGTAGCTGATACTGCAGACATTAATGGTGGTACAGTTGATGGTGCAACTATTGGAGCTAACTCAGCTTCTACTGGTGCATTTACTTCTGTAACTACTACAGGTAATGTTGATGTCGGGGGTAATTTAACAGTTACAGGTACTACTACATTTAATGGTGGTACAATTACTATGGGTGATGCTGCTACTGATAATGTAGTATTTGGTGCAGACGTAGATTCAAGTATTATTCCTGATGATGACGACACTTATGACTTAGGTAGTTCTTCACAACAATGGCGAAACATATTTATTGATGGTACTGCTGAAATAGATACTCTTGCTCTTAATGGAACTACAGTAACTTCAACTGCAGCTGAACTTAATATTCTTGATGGAGTAACAAGTACTGCTGCAGAATTAAATATTCTAGATGGTGTTACATCAACTACAGCAGAGTTAAATATTTTAGACGGTGTTACTAGCACTGCAGCAGAACTAAACATCCTTGATGGTGTAACTTCAACTGCTGCTGAACTTAATATTCTTGATGGAGTAACTTCAACTGCTACAGAATTAAATTTACTTGATGGTTCTACAGCTAATACAGTTGTAAACAGCAAAGCAGTTATTTATGGTTCTAGTGGAGAACTAGCTGGTACATTATCTACAGCAGCACAGACAAATATTACAAGTCTTGGTACGCTTACATCACTTAGTGTTGATAACTTTACACTTGATGGAACTACATTAGCTTTATCAAGTGGCACGATGATATTAGATTCTGAAGGTCAACTTGTAATTGATGTTAATGGAGGAATAGTACAATTTAAAGATGATGGAACTGAATGGGCACAATTTAAGTCATCTTCGCAAGATGTTCAGATTATTAGTATTGTTCAAGACAAAGATATAATTTTTAGAGGCAATGATGGTGGGTCATATTTTAATGCCCTTACCCTTGATATGTCTGCAGGGGGAACAGCACAGTTTGCTCACGATATAGAAATGGTAGATAACGGACTCTTGAGTATGGGTGCAGGAGGAGACTTAATACTTTCTTCAGACGGAACTAACGGAACTATAGCTACAAACAATGGAGCTTTAATTTTAGATGCTGATAGTGACATTCATCTTGATGCTAATGGTGCTGACATACTATTAAAAGATGGTGGCACTACTTTTGGTGAACTTACAAACTCATCAACAGACTTCGTTATTAAATCACACACTTCAGATAAAGATATTATTTTTAAAGGTAACGATGGTGGCTCAGAGATAACAGCTTTAACTCTTGATATGTCTGCAGGGGGTAAAGCTGTATTTTCAAGTAATATAGATTTTGGAGATGGTCATTTTATTGGAAATGATTCAGATGATAATTTATACATTGCAAGTAGTGCAGGAGAAAATATTAGATTAGATTCGCCAGATGAAATAATTTTAGATGCTGATGGTGGAAACATTACCTTAACCGATGGTGGCACAGCAATCGGTCAATTTCAGTTAAATGATAGTAACCATTTAAAATTAGGTTCTAAAGTATCTGATGCTGATATTTTCTTTTTTGGTAACGATGGTGGTTCAAATGTAAATGCTCTTCGCCTTGATATGTCTGCAGCAGGAGCAGCTACGTTTAATTCTAGTATAACATCAGGAAGTTTTATTCAAGCTAATGGACACATAAGTACAGGTTCTAACTCTGGAAGATTAAGAGCAGGAGCATCAAATGAAATTGAACTTTCTCATGATGGCAGTCATGGTGAACTTGATGTTGATACAGGTAATTTGGTTATAGATGTTGTAGGACAGATTAAATTAGATGCTGATGGAGGAATAATTACTTTTGAAGATGGTGGAACACAATTTGGTTTCGTAGAGAATAGTAGCACAGATTTAATTGTTGGAGCTAATACACAAGACAAAGATATTTTATTTAAAGGGAATGATGGTGGCTCAACAATCACAGCTTTAACTCTTGATATGTCAGATGCTGGTACAGCTACTTTTAATCATGATATTACATTAGGTGATAATGGTAAAGCCAACTTTGGAGCAAGTTTAGATTTAAATATATATCACTCAGGCTCACATTCATACATTGAAAATAACACAGGCGATTTAATTTTATTAAATAATTCTGATGACAAAGATATTTTCTTCAAATCAGATGATGGTTCTGGTGGAATAGAAACTTACTTCTATGTAGATGGTAGTGGCAAAAGAGTTATATTTGAGCAACACACAAGACTCCTTGATAACTTTTATGCTGCCTTTGGTTCAGATGCAGATTTAAGAATTTTTCACGATGGTGCAAATAGTTACATTAGGCAATCTAGTGGAGCAACAGGTAACTTAATAATAGAACAAGATTTGACTGATGCAGATATTCTTTTTAAAGGAGATGATGGTGGAAGCACAATAACTGCATTGACTCTTGATATGTCTGAAGGCGGTAGTGCTTCTTTTAACTCTGACGTAACTGTTGGTGGTAATCTAACTGTACAAGGCACTACAACAACTCTGAATACTGCTACCCTAGATGTAGAAGATAAAAACATAACACTTAACAAAGGTTCAGGTGATACTTCAGGCTCTGCTGATGGTGCAGGTATTACTATTCAAGATGCAGTAGATGCTTCAAATGATGCAACAATTAACTGGAACGCTACAAATGATAATTTTGTATTTTCACATGAAATAGCTGTTCCTAGTTTAGATATTTCCGGTAATGTTGATATTGATGGTGCATTAGAAACAGATGCATTATCTATAAATGGTACAACAGTTACAAGTACTGCAGCAGAATTAAATATTCTTGACGGAGTAACTGCAACAGCTGCTGAAATAAATGTATTAGATGGTCTTACTGCAACTACTTCTGAATTAAACTCAGCAGTTGGTGGAACTTTTAGTGGTGTAGTTATAAAATCTGGTATTACTAATTTTACTAATAGTGTACTTATTAGCACTGATGGTAGTACAGGTACGTTAAGTTCTGCTACACATAATACTGGTTTTGGAGACCAAGTTTTTGATGATTTAACAAGTGGTACTAGTAATACTGCTATGGGTTCAGGTGCTTTAGATGCTAATACAACAGGTGGTTCTAATACAGCTATTGGTAGAGATTCACTTGGTTCTAATACTACAGCAGATGCTAACACAGCTTTAGGATATGGTTCTTTAAGAGATAATACAACAGGTTCAGCTAATGTAGGTTTAGGTTATTTAGCATTAGAAGAAAATACAACTGGTGGTAATAATACAGCGGTAGGTTTTCAAGCTTTAGAAGAAAATACAACCGCATCTAATAACACTGCAGTTGGTTATTTTTCTTTAAGAAAAAATACTACAGCTGCTGATAATACATCGGTTGGTTATGCTGCGTTAGGAGCAAACACTACAGGTAATCAAAATACAGCAGTTGGTTCTTTATCAGCAGATGCTATTACAACTGGTGCTAACAACACAGCAGTAGGATATGAGTCATTAGGTAAATTAACAACAGGTACGGATAATGTTGCTATAGGTAGAGCTGCTTTACTTGATTCTACAACACAAAGCGGTAATGTTGCTGTAGGAGTTGAAGCTTTAGAAAACAATACAGCTGATGACAATGTAGCAGTTGGTAAACATTCTTTAAGAGCAAATACCACAGGTTCTAGTAACGTAGCTATGGGTAGAGATGCTTTATTATCAAATACTACAGCTTCTAATAATGTAGCAATTGGTAAAAGTGCTTTAACAACAAACACAACTGGTGAAGGTAACACTAGTGTTGGAAAAGACTCTTTAAAAGACAATTCAACTGGTAGTAATAATACAGCAGTAGGTGAAAATGCTTTAGCTAATAATACAACAGCTGGTGAAAATACAGCAGTAGGACAAAATGCTTTATTAACTTCTACAACAGCAGGAAATAATGTTGCTATAGGACATGATGCTATGCGATTGACTACTACTGGTGGTAATAATGTTGCTGTTGGATTAGATGCTCTAAGAGCAAACACTACAGGAGACACCAATACTGCTGTCGGTAAAGAGGCATTAGCTTCTAATACGACTGGTACAAATAACACCGCACTAGGAGCTAGAACATTAGATGCTAATACAACTGGCTCAAGCCTTGTGGCAGTTGGTGATATGGCTTTAGGTGCTAATACCACGGCAAATAACAATGTAGCAGTTGGTGTGAATGCTTTAGAATCAAATACTACTGGCTCTGAAAATGTCGCAGTGGGTCGTTTTTCTCTAAAGGCTTGTACAACTGGTGCTAACAATACTGCTATTGGTGATGCTGTTTTATTTGCACTTACTACATCTCAATCATGTGTGGGAGTTGGTAATAACGCTTTACAAGCAAACACTTCAGGCTCTCAAAATATTGCTATGGGTGTAAATGCTTTAATAGCTAATACAACGGGTGAAAATCATGTTTGTATTGGACACTCATCTGGAAGTTCTTTAACTACTGGTAACAGAAACACTGCTTTAGGTGCATTTACACTAGATGCTTGTACTACAGGTGACGATAACACTTGTATAGGAAAATCTGCTGGAGGTGCAATTACTACAGGTTCAGATAATACTTTACTAGGTGAAAACGCTGGTGATGCCATAACAACTGGTAGTAATAATGTAGTTCTTGGTAAAGAAAGTGATATATCAGCTGCTGACGGAATTAATCAACTTGTTTTAGGTATTGGCATAACTGGAGATTCTAACGGCACGTTCACTTTTGGAACGTCTGCCGGAAAAGTTCATAACCATTTTGGTTCAGATGCTTCTTTTACTAGAGATTCAGATTTAAGACTCAAAAAAAATATTACAGATACAAGTCTTGGTTTAAGTTTTATAAACGATTTGAGAACAGTAAAATACAACTGGAAAGGACACCATGAATTAGATTCAACAGATAGTGAACTTGCTCATTTATATAAAGAAAATGAAGCAGACAATACAATGATAACTGACGTAACTATGCATGGGTTTATTGCTCAAGAAGTTAAAGCAGCATTAGACACTGCAGGTGTCAGTGATTGGGCTGGTTGGGAAAAAGACAAATTTGGAGTACAAAGAATTTCGAGAGAAATGTTTGTAATTCCGTTAGTTAAAGCAGTACAAGAATTATCAGCAAAAGTTGATGAATTACAACAACAATTAGACTCAAAAGGAGAATAAAATGGCAGTAACAAAAGACTTAACAAAAGCTATACCATATGAAGATACGAGTAATAAAGTAGCTAAGTGGGTGCTTGAATACACTTATGAAAACGATAGTGAAGGCGATGCAACTTATTATAAGTCTGTATTTTCAAAAACTATTGAACAAGAAGATGCAGCTGAAAATGTTAACTTCGCACTACAAACTAAAGAAGAGTTTTCTAAAGCTGATTTAGTAGCACTTTGTCCTGTTTCACATTGGGATGAAGTATTTGCTAGTCAAGTAGACTCAGTTATTACGAATCCAGTAGTAAGCCCTGTAGCAGACGAATCTTTTAATATACCTAGTTAATTAAAGGAGGTTCTTAGATGGAATTATCTTCATACATTATTTGGAACGCAATAATAACATTAGTTCTAGGACCAATACTTTATAGTATTAGACAGAACGCTAGTGAAGCCAAAAGACTAGATATTTTATTAAATAAAACTAGAGAAGAGATAGCTAGAGAATATGTTACTAAAGACGAACTAAAAGATGATATGAAAAATGTCATGGACAGACTAGAGAAACTTGATGAAAAACTTGACAGACTCTTTGAAATTAGGTAATATAACATATGGAAAAAAGAAAAGGTTACAGAGCAGGTACTAGTTCAGTACGACAAGATTATCGTAAAGGTGGCAGAGTTCAAGCTGCTAATGGTGGCATGTTAACTTTTGACCAGTGGAAAGCTAATTATCAGAAAGAAAATCCTAGACCCGGTGGTAGGAATTTTAGAGCAGGAAAAGCATATGATGAAAAATTACCTCAATTATATAGTGACTATGCGACAAGTTATGTACCACCAGTTGTAAAAACCCCAGCAGAAACAGCAGCAGAAGAAGCAGCTAAACAAGCGAGAGAAACTATGGCAACAGATAGAAGAACAAGAATAGAAAGAACAGGTGCACAAGCTGAACAAATAGCTGCTGGTGACATAGGTAATATACCAAAAGCTGAAGTTGAAGATGTTTCTTTAGACGGTACTAGAGCTACTACTGAACAAATTGAACCTACTGGAGGAGTTTCAGCCAGTACTATTGCTCAACCTGTAGAAGAAAAAGTTTCTACAATATCTGGTATAGATACAGTTGCTGCTCCAGCTCCAATTACTGCTGGAACTATGGAAGCGGAACAAGTTACTACAGCTCCTACTGTAACTGCTGCACAAACAACAGTAGATGATAATGCTTTAGCCACTACCGCTGGAGTAGCTAGAGTTCCTGTCATAGAAGGTGCTGATGTTACTATAAGAGAAGGTGCACTTACCGATAGAGTAGTTGGTGTGCTTAGTCCAGAAGCCATGGCAACTGCTGCTCAAGCAAGTGGTACAACTTTAGCAAGAGTCAGTAGAGCTAAAAAACAATTAAGAACTGCTGGATTAGATGAAGCAGCTATTACTGCCTTGGGAGAAAATCCTGAAGCTCTAGAAGATAGACTTACAGATTTTACTGAAGCACAACGAGGAGTTATAGAAGGTCTACCGGAAGAAGCTTTAGTTAGTAATCAAGTAGACAGTTTATTAAAAGGTATAGAAAATGGTGAGATACCTACTTGGGCAAGTCCGGCAGTAGCTGCAGTAGAACAAATGTTAGCTCAACGAGGTTTAGAAGCTTCTAGTGTTGGTCGAGATGGTTTAGTCAATGCTATCATTCAATCCTCTATTCCAATAGCTCAAGCAAATGCTCAAGCTATTCAACAATCAGTAGCTCAAGAAAAAACTTTAATAGCTCAAGAAGAATTAGCAAACGCACAATTAAGACAACAAACAGCTTTACAAAATGCTAGTAATGTTTTTCAATTAGATATAGCTCAGTTTAGTGCTGACCAACAAACAGCTTTATCTAATAGTAAATTTTTACAAACTGTTTCAATAGCTGAAGCAAGTAACGACCAACAAGCAACTATACAAAATGCTATACTGATGTCTCAGGCAAATATTGCTGAAGCAGATTTTAATACTAAGTTAGCTATAGATAATGCTAAAGCTTTTTTACAAACAGATTTAGCAAATTTAAATGCAACTCAACAAGTTAATATTTTAAGAGCTCAACAAGAACAACAAAGATTACTGAGTAATCAAGCAGCTACAAATGTTGCAGCTCAATTTAATGCTACTAGTCAAAATCAAATAAATCAATACATGGCTAGTTTAGCTGCACAAATTGACCAATATAATGCAAGTCAGTACAATGCAAGTGTTCAATTTAATGCTCAAGCTATTAATGCTGCAAATGCTAGAGATGCTCAAAGAGTTACTGATGTTAATAAAGCAAATGCAGCAATAGTTAATCAAGTAGCACAGTTTAATGAGCAGTTAGAATTTAACAGAGCTCAATGGAATGCTGCGAATGCTCAAGCTGTAGTTAATTCTAATACAGACTGGCGAAGAAAAGCTAATTTAGCAAATACAGCTGCACAAAATGCAGTTAATCAACAAAATGTCGCAAATGCTTTTCAGCTATCTACTCAAGCACAAGCATTTTTATGGCAAGAATTAAGAGACCAAGCTGACTATGATTTTAAATTTGCTGATAATACAGCTAACAGAAAAGTACAAGCAATGATTGCAGCAGCAAGTACTGAAAAAGATATTGCTAAAAATTGGACTACTTACTTTAACAGCATATCTACAACAGTAGATAGAATTTTTACAAACGATTACAGTTAGGAGAAAATAAAATGGGAATACTTAGTAAAATATGGAAAGGAGTTAAAAAAGTTGTTAAGAAGGTTGTTAAACCTATTGCAAAAATTTTTAAACCCATTACTAAATTTTTTAATAAGTTTGGCATTGTTGGACAAATAGGAATGATGTTTCTCATGCCCTATGCTTTTGGTGCTCTCTCCTCTTTCGGGTCAGCAGCACTTAACACAATAGGAGGCTGGTCTAAAACTTTAATGAATGCTAGTAATTTAGGTGCTAAAGCTTTAGGTCATGGTTTAAATTTAGTACACAAAGCTGGTACAATGGTTGGCAGGGTTTATTCAAGTATTACTGAAACTATAAAAGGAGCAGTTGATAGAACTGGTAACTTTTTAAAAGGTAGAGGTTTTATAAGAACTCCAGAGTCATTAGCAACTACTGTTAATTTAGATGAGTCTATTTTAGAAGGAAAAGTAGAGGTAATGAAACCTGAAGAATTTCAAAAAGCTCTTAACGATTCTTATACAGAAGCATTAAAATCTGATAATCTTGGTAAAATAAAACTTGATAAATCTTTAATGGCAGAAACTTCTGGAATACCTACCGATAAATTTAATTTTGCTGATACTTCTACTCCTTTTGATGTTAATGTTGAGTCATCCATGCCTTTAGAAAAAGTTTTTCAAGATAATGCAACAAAAATAACTGCTAAAGATAGTAGTTCAATATCAGACTGGCTTGGTAAAGTTCGTGATGATATTAATATTTTTGACCCCGAATCAAGTATTAGAAAAAAAGTAAGTCAAAAAATAAGTGATTTTGATGCAGGAGAGTTTGTAGTTGATTCAACTGAAAAAATATTACAAGGAGGTATAGTATCAGGTGCTCAAACAGCTGTTTCACAAACCATTGCAGAAGAACTTGGTTATGAACAACCAGAAGGAGCAACTTACTATAGTATAGCTATACCTTCTATGATTGATATGACTGCTAATAATTATGGTGTATATGATTCTGTTAACTTAATGCAATCACAAACAGGAAACTCTTGGATGGCTGGTAACTATACTAATTCTAATAGTATTACCAATTTTGTAGATTCTAGTTCTAGTTATAAAAATTATATGAATCAATTTTCAAGGTCAATGTATAATAATACTATCTAGGAGATAAAACATGGCAAAACAATTACCATTCGAAGAATACGACCAAGAAGGAATTGATGCATTAGTAAATGCAGGTAGACCTATTCCCGGTCAATCACTTACTAGCTCTCCAGAACAACGTAGACCTTTCGAACAACCGCCAGAGTTTGTTAATTTTAAAGAAGCTTTAGATTATACTGTTGCTGAATTACTACGTGAAGAAGTTTATACTAATATTGTTGTAGGTATAGGTCAAGGTATACCTGTAGCTGATGTAGCTTTAGAAATAGGTTATGCTGGATTTAGAGAGGGTAAATGGAATCCGGATTTAATGCTAATGTTAATAGAACCTTTAGTTTATGTGCTTATGGCTTTGTGTGAAAAAGCGGGGGTAGAATATAGATTATCAAGTGACCCTGAAATAGAAGAAGAAATGGAAGAAGATGATGATGACATATCTATTTTAGAAGCACAAGCTAAAAATATAGCTGAAACAATAGAAACAAAAGTAGGTAAAAATAAAGACATACCAGCAGGAGCTGTGCCTACAAATGTTATGCAACAAATAGAAAGCACTCCAGTTCCTGAAAGTCTAATGGCTAGGACAAGAGAACCTGAAGTAGCAGAAATACAGGAAGAAGAAACTAAAAGTTTATTAGAGAGAGGATAAGATTATGGCAGATGAAATGTATGGTGATGGCGGTGTTAGTTATGCCGAAAAAGTATTTGCTGACCAGAGAGAACGTAATCGTAGAGAAGCTAAGAAGCAAGAAGACTTTGCTAAAAAGTTACAATTATTTGATATTGGACTTAGAGGTGTTAACTTTCTTATAAATCAAAGAGCCGATAATTTAGAAGCTAAACAAATTCCAGCAATCACTGCTTATAAAAATACTTTAAAAACTTTAGACCAAACTAAAGAAACTTTAACTAAATACAAAAATTCTCCTAATAAATCTAGTTATATATCAGATTATATTTACAATAGTTCTATTGATAATATATTAAGCACATATAATTATTTAGATGAGAAAGATGTACAAAGAGAAGTTAGAAATTATGCTAACAATCAAGCTAAAATATTGGAGCCAGA